GTTGGTGTGCAGATCAGGGCGGGCGGCTCCGCCACGACGAAGGTCGTTCGCAAATCCGAAAAGGGAAGTTCGCCAACCTACGACTACGCGCTAGCGCAGGAGTATGGAACACAGAATATGGCGCCCAATGCCTTCTTTTGGCCGGGCTACAAGGCACGAAAGAAAAAGGCCATGGCGCATGCTCGTCGCGGGATGCGGCGGGCCATGAAAGAGGCGGTGAGCGGTGACTAGCCCCAATTTGGCCTTACAAGCGGCGCTGGTGTCGACCATTCGCGGGCTCAACACCGCAGCCGGTCAGCGCGTGTACAGCGCGATCCCTGAAGGATCGCAGACCTACCCATACGTGCAGGTGTGGCCGGGCTTCGAAAACCCAATCGACGAAGAATGCTGGGATCGCACCGAGTCGACTTTGCAGGTTGATGTTTGGGCGGACACCACAACTTACATCAAGACCAAAGAGATTTCTGGTGCAATCCGCAATGCTCTGCATGAACAGAGCCTGACAATCACCGGACATACGGTAGACCGCATCCGAGTCGAATCCATCGCCTACAGCGACGATCCGCCGCTTTACCGCGCGCGCATGTCGATCAGCATCGAAACGCAGCCGTCCTAAGCGGCTTTCCCACTTTGTTAGCCGCTACGAGCGGCTTTTTGAACGGAGGCCGCAATGGCGACCACGAAGAAATTGCTTATCCAGTTTGGCGACGCGGCTTCCCCGGAGGTTTTCACGCACGCCTGTACCATCAATACGTCGCAGGATTTCAGTATTGAAGCGACGACTACGGATGCGACCGAGCCGAATTGTGCGAATCCAGATGCTCCTGCTTGGGTGCTACGCTCTGTTGACACGCTCTCTGCCAACATCAATGGCGCAGGCACGATGGACCCAGTGTCATTCGGGGTTCTTCGAGATCACATGCTTTCCGGAGAGCCATTCAATGTCCGTGTGACGATTGATGGTCTAACGGCGGTTAACGGCGGCGGTCATTTCGCGGGCCGATACGTTATGACCAGTCTCGGGCTGGCAAAGGAAGGCAAGGGTTATGTGACCTCCACTGTTGCTCTCCAGAGCGACGGCGAGATCGCATGGGTGCCGGCCACCTAATGTCAAAGGCTCTCAAGCAGGAGTTTGGCGGGGCGGAACGGGAGTTTCGCCTCGGTATTGGCGAGCTTCGCGAATTGCAAACGAAATGCGAAGCTGGGCCGGCGACAATCCTTGCGAGGGTGATGTCGTATCAGCCACAGGCAATCGGCATGAAGCGACCGAATGCCAACGATTATGAATTGGGCGCGTCCGATCCAGACTTTATTGCCGATTTCAATGTCTACTCACTGTTGCGGACGGTCGGCAACGACTGGCGTGTCGATGACGTGCGCGAAACCATCCGACTGGGGCTCATCGGAGCTGGCGCTACGCCTACCGACGCATCACTTGCGGTAGCGCGCTATGTCGATGTCGCCGGTGATTGGCCCGCCAATGTGGGGCTTGCCGCAGCGATCCTGCTTCATGCGCTTGTCGGCCCGCAGGATGATCAGGTGGGAAAAGCGACGGTGGAGACGGAGACGCCGCAGGCGGGGACAATAGCCGACTGACGTTCTCCACCTATTACGGCATAGGCGGGGCGATGGGGTTCACGCCCGCTGAGGTCGACATGATGACTCTTTGGGAGCTGGCTGCCGCTGCGCATGGATGGTCGAGGGCCAATGGCGCCGAGGAAGAAGTCGCCGCGCCGTCTTATGAGGAGCATCTGGCGATGGTGAGCGCGGCTAGGGGGTGATATTCCCCTGCTCTGCTTCCCAGTCGGCGTATATTCTTCCGGTCTTGCTCTTCCAGAGTATCCTGCCGTTGGCGCTCGCACCACAAACGACAGATGCAGCTGCGGAGACTGACGAGAAACTGTAGTCGTTTGTAAATAGCAGGCTCTCGTCATCTTCGCGCAAAATACCAGCTTCAATGAGTGTCCCGCGCAATTTCAATATGCCTCTGTGTATCGTTGGCGTTGTGCGAAGTCGCGCTTTTGAGCCGGCCAGAACCACAAAGTCTCCAGACGGGTTGATTGTCATGGTGGCGTCGAAACCACCACCTCGATAGAAGAAGCGTGGCTCGCTAGGTGAGGGCGACCCACCGCGCTCCTGGTTTGTTGCCTGCCCTTGTGCGCGCCCACGGACAGTACGGAATAGGTCACAACCAAGCGCCCCGACTAGAGTTTTGGTTTGGTCGACAAACTCCTCCATAGCCGCCCGCTCCGGCAGCGGAAGTCTTCCGGCGTCGTCAGATGGCGTCTTTACATTAGGTATGCCCCAGCGCGGGTTGCTGCCGACACTGCGAACCAAGCATGACTCAACGTAGCGGGCGTGGCTCTTGGTAAGATTTTCGTCCTTGCTAATAAGGACTATAGTGTCGGTCCAGAATGCCTTTGAGTTTCTGCCGGTTTCATTGGAGTTGTGATAGGATAGTCGCGCGCCGAGGTCTTCAGATTCTCCTATGTATGCGAGTTGCCTGTCCTGCTCATCATCCTCCGCTCCGATGAGTATATAGACGCCGGGTCGGTCAATTTCCGGAAATGCTTCTCGTGCTCTGCGTAGTTGGTTACGACGAAACGCAATAGCTTGAATCGTGGACATCGAAATATGCGCCACACGAATTCCGTTGGGGTCTCCGTCGAGCAGAAAGATGTTAATCGAGCGAGGCTTCATTATCATTCTGGAAATTAAAGTAGCGGGACGAGGTTAAAACTCACAGGAAGCCAAGCGATCGGCAATTGCTTAGCACGCGATCACGCTCGGACGACTTGTCAGAATTGTTTTGATTGATCCGGTTGAGCACATCGCAATAACTTCTGGCCCGCTGCTCATCATTTAGACCAACCGATTTCGCCGCTAGGGAGAATATCTCCTTGCGTGAGTTCTCTACGCTTTCTGCATATGCAGCGGCCACCCTAGCCCGCTCATACTCCCCCCAAAAATAATAGCCGACAAACGCCAGTACGGCGATGCACGCGGCTGCGACTAGCGCCTTCATGCGCGTCTCCCTCTGCCCATCGCGGCATCATTATCAGGATTTCGAATGGCCGTCACGGTTGAAGAACTCCGCGCTACGCTGCGCATGGAGATGAAGCCTTATATGCAGGATTTGCAAAGGCTTCATGGCGTTAACGCCAAGGCTGCAAGGCAGGTTGAAAACACCTGGCGGCAGGCGAACCGTCGCCTTGACGGCATCGGCAAGAACATGGCGAAAAGCCTTGTCGCGCCCATGGCTGGTATTGGTGCCGTTCTCGGTGCGCGCGAGCTAGCTAATCTTGCCGACACATGGTCCGACCTGAACAGCCGAGTACGGCTCGCAGCGGGTGGTGTAGAGCAAGGCAACGAGGTCATGGAGCGGCTGGGCGAAGTTGCCCGCCGGACATATTCGTCGCTGGAGCAGACTGCCGAAGGCTACCTTGCCAACGCTACGACGCTGAAAGAGCTTGGTTACACCACAAACCAGACTCTGGATTTCACGGAATCACTCAACAACGCGCTGGTCGTTTCCGGTGCCAAGGGGCAGCGAGCCGCCTCCGTGATGGACGCGCTTTCGAAGGCGATGGCGCTTGGCAAGCTTTCCGGCGATAACCTGAACACCGTCATTGCTTTGGGTGGACGTGTTGCCGAAGCGCTGGCCGAAGGTCTCGGCGTTGGTGTGAACCAGCTTCGCGCACTTGGCTCGCAGGGCAAGATTACCGGCCGCGATGTTGTGCAGGCACTGTCCTCGCAGATGGAAAAGCTGCGCAAGGAAGCCGAGGCGATGCCGGCCACGATCAGCGATGGCATCCAGTTGCTGCGCAATGCACTGCTGGAATACGTCGGCAATGCCGATCAGGCGACGGGCGTTTCTGCCAAGATCAGCGAAGCGTTGGTCATTATGGCTGACAACTTCGACAAGACCGCCGATGTGGCATTGCAGCTTGCCGCCGTCATTGCCGGCGCGTTGATTGGGCGATCCCTGCTCAAGATGATTTCTACGCTGGGCCTCGCTGGCTCGGCGCTGGTGAAGTTCACACAGGCGCTGGCTGCTGCGCGCACAATGGGCGGACTGGCTGCGTCCATGAGCGGCCTTGGTGCCGTGGCCGGGCCGGTGGGTCTGATAATTGGCGGGGCGGTTGTTGCGTCGCTTATTGCTCTTAGTGGTAACTCTGACTCTGCCAGCAACGCGGCAAAGCGATTTGAAGAGCGCTTACGTAAAATCCGCGAAGAAGCGAATGAAACAGCAGGCGCAGTAGAGGATGCGGGCGTCAGGTTTAAGGGGGCGCTCAAGCTTGAAAAGCAAGAAGATGTTGA